AATAAGAAGAGATATGAGTGAATTAGTTGACAATAGTACACACCTTAAAAAAGAGGAGCAAGAGAGAACTCGAATTGGAAAGGCAGCAGTCTTAGAAGCACTTGAAAAAACTATGGGAATAGTAACTACATCTTGTAAGGCTGTAGGTATTTCCAGAACTATATTCTACAGATGGAAGGAGGAGGATGAGGAGTTTAGGAGGAAGGTAGGTGAGGTTATGAATCTAAGACTAGACTTTCTGGAGAATGAGCTATTCAGCAGAATCCAAAAGAAAGAACCTGGAAGCAATACTCTCATAATGTATGAGCTGAACAATAGAGGAAGAGAGAGAGGCTATGGAGATGATAGGAGGATAGACATCACAAGTAAAGGAAATGAGCTACTAGCTCCAAGCTGGGTGCTAGAGAAACAGAAACCAACAAAAGAAGAGTAATGGAATTAGTAAAAATTAGTAAGGTAAAAGGTAATGAGTCTAACCCTAGATACATTAAGGAGGACAAGTTTAAGAAGCTGGTTAAGTCTATTAAGGACTTTCCAGAGATGTTAAAGCTCAGACCTATAGTAGTCAATAAAAATATGACTGTATTAGGTGGTAATATGAGGCTAAAGGCTTGTATTGAAGCTGGACTAAAGGAGGTGTATATCTTAAAGGCTGAAGGTCTAACAGAGGACCAGGAGAAAGAGTTTATAGTTAAGGATAATCTAGGATTTGGAGAATGGGATTGGGATGTCTTAGCTAATGAGTGGAATGAAGTAGAGCTTAAAGAATGGGGATTAGATGTTTGGCAGCCAGAAGTAGATTTAGATTATTCAATATTAGATGATGATGATTTAAGTGATGAGTTACAAGATATGACAGATGGAGTAAAGAAAGCCATTCAGATAGAATTTAATTCAGAACACTATGAGGAAGCTGCTATGCTAGTTAAATTCTGGAGGCAAAAAGGAGCTTACATAGGTGGGATGTTTATGGAGTACTTGAAGGCTCAAAAGAATGATATATGATTTGTTTTATACCTACAAAAGGTCGTGTAAATACTAAGACTTATAAATTATTTGAAAAGGCTGGAATTAAAGTTTTACATTTTATAGAGCCACAAGAAATAGATGCTTACTCAGTTCCTAATAAAATATCCATTTTAGAGAATGATAAGGGAATAGGTTATGTCAGAAACTTTATGTTGAACTATGCGAGGAAAAATAATATTGAATGGGTTTTAATGTGTGATGATGATGTAACCAGTTTTGGTATTTACAATGGGAAAACCATTAAACAAGATGCTAGAATCTGGTTAAAAATATTAGACAAAGCAAAAAAATTACCTTTTGAATTAATTGGGATTAATTATACTCAACACGCCTGGCACGAGAAAACTAAATACTCTATAAATAAAAAGTTTGCAGAGGTCTGTGTGTTAATGAACGTATCTAAAATAGAATGGAATTATAGACCAAAGTTTAATTTAAAGGAGGACAGAGATTTTGCCTTACAGACTATTAAAAATGGTAATGGTATCTTGAGGTTTAATCATTACTGGTTTTCTTGTCCAGATGTAGGAAGTAACGCTGGAGGCTTACAATCTGATTATAGAGCTAAAAAAGATGAAGAAAGCGCAAAAAAAATGTGTTATGAATGGCATCCATTTGTTTCTTTAAAAAGGAAAGGAAACAGAGTAGACATGAAAACAGATATAAAAGGTTTAGCTAATAAGTACCGAAAATTAATTAAATGAGCTATGAAACGAATTGATTTAACTGAAGTAAAACACAATCGCAAAATAGGAAGTGTATGTGAGTACATAGAACCAAATGTAACTGAAGATTGTATATTTTATGTAGATGAAGAGCCTATAGGATTTTATCTTACAAAGATGCCAGAAAAGATGTGCAAACTTGCTGATTTGGCAAACGCAGAATTTAGAAGTAAGAATGTTCCTAAATCTATGATGGCAAGGGCTGGTAAGCTAAGAGCATTACAAATGGGTAAATCTAAAGAAGAAGCAAATGAAATAGATGTGGAACAATTTAGCACTATAATTGGGAGCATCCCTCCAAAAGCATTAATGAGAAGAGAATACAAAAACAGAAGTTCAGTTCATTCTGTAAAATCTGCACAAACTTTTATAAAAGCAATGTTATTACTCGCAAAAGAAAGCGAAAAACTAATTAAGGAAATATTGCCAGACCAACATAAAAAGCAATGTGAATTATTTAAACACGTTCAAAAGAAATGGAGATTTGCAAATCTATTTACAAGTTCAATTTCTAATTACAATATATCAGCTCCATTTCATAGAGATGCTGGAAATATAAAAGGAGCAGTAAACGTAATAATTTGTAAGAAGCATAACTCAAAAGGAGGTGACTTACACGTTCCAGATTATGGAGCTACAATAGGTCAAAAAGATAATTCAATTCTTGTTTATCCAGCTTGGAGAAATGTACACGCAGTTACTCCCATTATACCAACTTACGAAGGAGGTTATAGAAACTCATTAATATTTTATCCTTTAAAAGCATTTGTGAATATATGAGAAAGAAAGCTCCAAGAAAGGAAGGAGAACTTCATCTCCAGATAGCAGTAGTAAACTATCTTAGAATGCTAAAAGGTAACATTCTTTTTAATGGCTCTGCTGGAGGAATAAGGACCAGCATAACTCAAGCTAGAAAGATGAAGCTAGGAGGATATAGGAGAGGCTTTCCAGACTTAATAATCTTAGAGCCTAGAGGTGAGTATCATGGACTAGCCATAGAGCTAAAAGTAAAGGGAAACTATGCCTCCATTTATCAGAAGGAGGTTATAAAGCAGTTGAGAGAGAGGGGTTATAAAGCTGAGGTATGTACTGGATTTGACCAAGCAAAAGAAACTATAGACAGCTACTTTGGTTAGTCAGCCTAAGACATATTATGATGTGAGTAATTGTAAGACTAGAATCTCTATAAATCAAGGAGGTACTAGGAGTGGAAAAACTTACTCTATACTCAAGGTCTTAGTAGATTACTGCTGGGAGAATAAAGACTGTGGATCTTACATTACTATCTGTCGGAGAACACTACCAGCTCTTAAAGCTTCTGCTATGAGAGATTTTATGGAGATAATCCAAAAGGAGGGATACTACTCTGAAAAGTATCATAACAAGTCTGAACTTACTTATGAGCTGTTTGGAAACACAGTAGAGTTTATCAGCTTAGACCAGCCTCAGAAAGTAAGAGGTCGAAAGAGGAACGTCTTATTTATAAACGAGGCTAATGAGATAGACTTAGAAAGCTGGACTCAGTTAAGCCTAAGAACTATAGACAAGATAATTATTGACTACAACCCGTCTGACGAATTTCATTGGATATATGAGAAGGTGATTACTAGAGATGACGCTACTTTTTATAAGAGTACTTACCTAGACAATCCATTCCTATCAGACTCTATAATTCAAGAGATAGAAAGACTAAAAGAAACAGACTCTAACTATTGGAAGGTTTATGGATTAGGTGAGAGAGGAAAGAGTAGAAGTTTAGTATTTGACAATGTAGGACAAGTAGATGAGATTCCTCAGAACGCAAAGGAGTTATGTCTAGGACTTGATTTTGGTTATTCTAATGACCCTACTAGTTTGGTCAAAATATACAAGAGAGGAGATGAGCTTTATTTTAAGCAGCTAATCTACACTACTGGACTAACTAACCAGGACATCTCAAGAGAGCTAAAGGCTTTAGAAATAACTAGAGCAGCAGAGATATTTGCTGATAGTGCAGAGCCTAAATCTATAGAAGAAATTTATAGGTCTGGCTTTAATATTAAGCCTACTAAAAAAGGTAAGGACAGTATTAAGATAGGGATTGACTTAATGAGGACTTACAAGCTCTTTGTCACTTCAGACAGTCTAGACTTAATTAAGGAGTTTAGGAATTACAAATACAAAGAAGATAAAAACCAGAAGATACTTAATGAGCCAATAGACCTATACAATCACGGAATAGATAGTATCAGATATGGATTAATTATGAAACTCCAGAAGCCTTTTAGTGGAGAGTATGCAATTATCTAAAGGGAACAAAATTGACTTAAATTATACTAACTTACAAGAGAATGAAAACCAAAGAAATTACAATACCTACTTCCTGGAGTGAGATTGAGCTAAAAACATTCAGAGCCTATACTATGTACAAGGCTAAGAATAAGGAAGTTTCAGCTCTGGAGGAGAAGATGTTCTGCGTGGAGCTGTTCTGTAACTTAACTGCTGAGGAGGTGAGGTCTTTAAATATTCAAGACTTAAATAATGTCTATGGAGATTTAATTAAGATACTAGAAGACAAAAACGCAAATATTAAGTTTGAGCAGACATTTAAATTCAAAGGAAAGGAGTATGGATTTATTCCTAACCTTAGTAAGCTGAGTACTGGAGAGTGGGTAGATTATGAGGAGCTAATGAAACAAGGTGGCTACTGGGAAAATGCTCACAAGATTATGAGTATACTCTTTAGACCAATCACTAAAAAGAGAGGTAAAAAGTACAGCATAGAGGAGTATAATGATGAGCATATTAACCAGCATTCAGATGACTTTTTAAGTCTGACAATGGATAAGGTAATAGGAGCGCAGAGTTTTTTTTTTCGTTTAGGGATAGACTTGTTAGAGACTTTGAGAACCTATACGCTCAAGGAGAAGGAGAAGAGGAGTATAAAGAAAGGACTGGAGAAGAGCAAACTCATAACTCAGTAGCTGAGAAATATGGATGGTATAATACTCTAGCTATAATGGCTAATGATAATTTCTTAGATATTGAGAAGATAACCATTAAGCCAATTTATGAAAGCCTTACATATTTGAGCTGGAGGAAAGATAAGAACCAAGAGGAGATAAGAAAAGTAAGAAACCAAAATGCAGTAAGATGATTACACTAGTTAACATTATAGAGAAGCTTCAGACCTATTACACAGACCACTACTTTGTAAAGTCTTTTAACTATGGTCAGCTTGACCTTATGGACTTAAAGAAGGAAACTCTATTTCCTCTTATTCACATAGTTCCAGGACTTGTATCTGTAGACAAAGGACAGATGACCTATAACTTTGAGATAGTATGTGCTGACCTACTCTTTCAGAAAGAGAGGAAAGAGGAGAGAATCTTAGAAATATTAAGTGATACTCTAAGAAACCTTACAGACCTAGATGCTGAGATAAGGCACGGGCTGAGTATCTTTAAAAGAGATGAGCAGTTTGAGGTGAGCTTACCTATCCAGTTTCAGCCTTTTATGGAGGAGTATAAAAATGTGCTTTGTGGCTATAACGCTAGTTATGCTATTACAGTACCATATCAAGCTAATGCTTGTATCCAGCCAAAAGCTAATCCAATAGATACAAATTTAGTTAGTTAAGAATGGCTCAAGAATTTGATAATACATACAATGAGCTAGAGATATTCTCTGATAATGTAGTGAGCAAAGCTAGGCAGCTTTTAGCAGTTAATAGGACTAGAAAGAACTCAAGAGGAAATAACTATACTACAAGGATAAATACTTCTGAGAGTACCTTGTCTAAGTCTTTAATTTGGGATTTAGATAAGAACAGAGGAGGAGTTAGTTTTGGAGCTGGAGGTGCTGGAGCTAATTACGTGGAGTATGTAGAAGATGGAAGGAGAGCTGGAAAGCAGCCTCCAATGAATGAGATATTAAAATGGGTAAGAATAAAACCATTAAAGCCAAGAGATTTAAAGACTGGAAGATTCCTAACTGCTAACCTAAAAACCCTTAAAAATATAGCTTACTTAATAGCTAGGAAGATTGGTAAATATGGAACTCCAGCTACTAACTTTTATGCAGAGGCTTTTATCTCAGAGTATAATAAACTAGATGAAACTCTACAAGGTGAGTGGATTAAAGATATTGAGTTTAACGTAGATTACGTTATGAATAAATTAGACAATACCAAAATAAGTTAAGATGGCTATAACCATAGAACAAAAACCAAGTCAGTTTGAGCCTATAGGAAG